GTGTTGACGGAGACGCCGGATGCGTCAGCCACGTCGTTCCGTTCGAGGGCAGTGTGACCGTCGGCGATGTCGCGAATCCGCCGGTCAACGCCGGAATGTACGCCGTGTAGTAGCAGGCCACGTCCGTCGGGCATTCACCGTCCACAACGGTCTGAACCGGTGCCAGGATGCTCGTCGACAAACCTGTCGTCCCCGTCCACTGGCCACCCAGCGAGGAGCCATCGAAGTACGTTCCGTCCGTGTTCGCGCTGGTCACCATCCAGCGATCCAGGTCCATCTTCCCGCCAGCCGGCATGCCACCGGCGGCGACCTTGAGGGTGCTGCACGTGGCTGCCGCAGCTGGTGGCGCTATCGCGAACACGACTCGGTTGAACTGCCCGACCGCGGCCGAAATCTGATCAGCCGACAGGGACACGGTCGACGATGTGAGAGACCCGCCGGAACCGTCCAACCAGCCCAACGTGACCGTCACCGATGTGGCCTTCGCCGACAGCTGGATGTCGAACGCCACCGTCACCTGCGGGTCTGCGGTCAACGACTGCGGCACCGTCACCTCGCTGGTCCCGGCGCCGGCGTTGGTCGCCCGCACAGCCGTGCCACCAACAGCGTCCGTTCGTGTAACCAGCGACAGCGTAGGCGAACCGGTCCCCGGCACGTACCCTGTGGTCGCGACACTGTCCGGGTTCGTCGCGGCATTCACGTACGTCGCCGTCGACGGGACGATCGGATAGGCGCCGCGCACAGCGGTCCGCGCCCCATCCGGCCCGATCCGCATCAGCTGGATACTCGCCGCGTACGGCCACCACACCGACACCGACACGGTGCCGGTGGCCGCGTTCGGTACGGCCACGATGCCGCCGGCCAACGCCACGAACGGGGCGAGGGCACCGGACCAGCCGCCGTACGACCATGGATACGAGCCCTGTTGAACCCCGAACGTGTACGACGGTGTGCCGCCCGGGATCGGCGGCGGAATCACCTGTTGCGGCGGCGCCGCCGGCAACACCGGGCCGGACCACGGCCCCTCAGACCAGGGAACCACCGACCAGGTCATGGCTCACCAGCCGAGTGCGAGATACGCCAGCGTGCAGCTGCCGGGTGTGCCGCTGGACGACAGCGGCGCGAGCTTGCATGAGGTGGTGCTGCCGCCGTCGACCGCCACGTACCCGTCCCACAGGTTGTGGTCTGCGGAGCCGGCGAACCCCATCAGGAACCCGTTCGGGAACGGCGAGGAGAACGTGGCCGTGACCAGGCCGGAGACCGGGACCGCTGAGGTGAGGACACCAGCCCGGAACTGCACGGCACCCGTAGTGGGCACCGAGGTTCCGGCGATGTGTCCCGGCAGGATGTGCCCGTAGGAGGGCAGTAGGCCGCCGGTGTAGGTCTGCTCCTTCACCTGGCCGGTGTCCACCTCGAGTGCCCGCATGCCGGCGTGTGTGTCGGTCAGCCCGGCCAGGGTCGCCGCGGACATGTACGGCAGGCCGTCGCGGGCGACGGTCGGCGCGCAGATCCACTGTGTGCCGCTGGGCCACGCCTGCGCCGTGGTGCCCTCCTTACCGCGCACCACCGTCACGCTGTTGCTAGCCGAGGTGTGGCCGGTGACCCACACAACTTCCCTGGCGGGTGTTGCCGTGTTGATCAGCACGATCGGCAGCACTACCGGGTTCGCGCCGGCGCTGTAACCCGTGCCCAGCGACGTGAACTGCGTCGACTGCAACGTCGTGTCACCGAGCGCGGCAGCAACACTCAACGTGCCGAACGCGAAGTCAGCCGGCTCACGGTAGTAGACCGCCATGTGCTCTCCTCAGTACCTGGCTCGTTGAGCGATCGCCGTGCCAGTCGCCGCATCAGCAGCGTCGATCCGGCCGTCGATGTAGCCGTCCAACCCGTTCACGGTCAGCTGGCCGGTGATGTGGGCGCCGGCCAAGGTCGCCGGCGGCATCTGGCTTGTTCCGGAGGCGATGCCGCCGGCCGCGTAGCGCTTGATCAGGGCGTAGCCCATGCGCGAAGCCGTCTCGTTCAACAGGGCTTGGGACCGCAGCGACTGGTTGATCGGGATGTAGGCTTCGTCGTCGCGGACCCGGTCGCCGATCACGCGCCACGTGTTCGGGGCGACGATCTGCGCGAGACCGCCGCGCATCGGCCGCAAACCGCCGTTGGCGTAGGTCTCGATGATGTTGCCCGCGGCGTTGGTCGCGGCCTGCCGGCCGCCGCCGACAGTGATCTGTGTGGACTGCCCCACCACGGTGATCGTCACCCGACGCCCGTCGTTCTGGCGAATGAACCCATCCACTGCGGCCTGCGCGATCGCAGTGTTGGCTTCGACGGTCACGTGGCCATCTGGCAGGTGGGTGACGTGGGCGCCGAACGTGACCAAGGCGGCCTCGGCCTCGGCCGACAGCGTCGTCACAGTGATCGTTTTCGCGTTCGGTTGCTCGTCGAACCGAAGCTTCAACTGGGCCAGATCGGACTGTGCGTCCACCATGCCAGGCGTGGCGATGATCGTGGACACCAGCTTCGGGATCAGCCCATACTTGTCCGCCAGACCTGATGCTTCATCAGCAGTCAGGCCCAGGGCGTTCGTGGCGAAGTCGATGAACTGGTCCCGCGCCGTCTGAGCAGCGTCCTGGGCCTTCTTGGTCGATGTCACCAGGTTGTCGCCCTGAGCCTGTGACGCGTCGAACGCTGACTTCGCCACCTTGCGGAAACCATCCGCGCTCTGGTTCAACGTGGTGTTGAGGAGGCGACCGTTCTCAGTCGCGATGTTGACGCTCCCGTCGGCCAGCAGCGAGTCGTGGAACTGCTTCGAACCGTCCGCCAAGCCCTTGAAGTTCTTGACGGCGTTGTCGATCACCTCGTTGTAGTCGGCCTGCGCCTGCTGAGCCGACAACTGCTTGCCCGTCAGGTCGTCGAACGCTTCCTTCAGGTTGCGCAGCACAATGTCCGTGTCGCCTCCTGAGGAGGCGATGTTCCTCAACGCCGACGCGAACCCCCTCGCCGCCGGTGTTGAACCATCGTCGATGGCATCCGCGAGGTCTTTGTTGCTGTCCTTGGCGTCACCGAGGTCGCCCGCGAGCTTGATGATCGCGTCCAGGAGATCCTTCGCTGCGCGACCTTGCGCGTCCAAGCTGTCGGGAATGTGCGCCTGGGTGTACGGGTCGTAGTGGCCCAGAGTGGTGTGCGCCTTGATGATCGCTTCGATCTTCTCCCTCAGGTTCGACAAGGCGGTGCCCTGGTCAAGGGTGGCGTTCGTGATGTCCTTCAGCGAGATCCCGAACTGCTTCGCCGAGTCCACGACCTTGGTGTCCGTCGCGCCGATCTTCTCGTCCTGGATCTGCTTCGCCTGCGACGCCCGAACGTTCGCGTCGATGGCGCCGCCCGAATCCCGCAGAGCCTGCGCCAGGTTCTCCACGTAGGTCGTGTGCCGTTGCGCCGCGATCGCCGCGTTCTGCTGCTGCTGAGCCAGCAGCGATAGACCGACACCGGCCGCGGCGATCGCGATGCCTAGAGGACCACCCATAGCGGATACGAGGCCACCTGCGATGCTCTTGAGCCCGCTACCGGCGGCAGCGGCGACTCCCGCTGCAGTGCCGAAGTGCTCGACGCTTTCGGAAGCGGTTTGGAACGCGGATCGCATCGCCGTCAAGGCCGGTGACCGTTCAACGAGCGTCCCGATCGCCGCCGACATCAGGCTGATCGGCTGCCCGGCCGCCGCCGCGCCGTCGCGGATCGCCACCGTCTGGTCGCGGAAGTTCCTCGCGGCCACCACCGCCGGCACCGTGCTGGACTCGAACGCCGCCGCGGCGGCGCCCATCCGGTTCAGCCCCTGGGCGGTGGTGTAGGTGTCGATGCCGACATCGGACAGGTCATGCCCGAACTGCCGCAGCGTGCCGCCGGTGTTCTGGGCCAGACCGCCGGTGATCTGCAACTGGCCCTGCGCCAGCCGCATCTCATCCCGGAACTGCTGGATGCTCGAGATCACCGGAATGCTGCTGTCGCCGACTGCCTTCTGCGCCAGCTTCAAAGCGACCAGCGCCACGATCGCTGACTGCACCGGGCCCGGCAGGTTACCCAACGCGCCAACCACGAGGCCCACGAGCTCGCCCAGCGGCTTGAGCAAGGTGCTCGCCGTGCCGGCCGCCGACCCGAGATCCTCCAGCCCGTTCTCTGCCGTCGACAACGGGCCACCCGACTGATTCAGGGAAGTCAGGAGCTTTCCGGCCGCGTCCGTCACAGGCTTGAGCCCATCGATCGCGTTGCTCGCGACCCTGGAGATGTCCTGCGAGAGGTGCAGCACCGTCGCCACGACCCGCGCGGCCGTGTCCTGGGCGCCATCGACGAACGGGAGCAGCAGTTTCTGGCCGGCGTCCCGAATGTTGTCGGCCTTGGCCTGGATCGCTGCGATGATCGCCGGCCCGAACGCGGTCGCCCCGGCGATAGCGTCGTCGAGAGCGCTGGTGATGACCGCATCCAGTTGCCCGAGCGCTGCCGTCCCTGACCGCACGAGGGACTCCAGCCCCGGCGACACCTTCTGGTAGATGTCGATGCCCAGCGTCTCGGCCTGGGACTGGAATCCCTGCAGTGCCCCGCCGAGCCCCTTCATCTTCGCCGCGGCGACATCCGCTGCGCCGCCCTGCTTCGACACGGCGGTGCGCATGTCGTCGAACGCCTTGGTGCCTGTCTCGGCCAACGCGTTCGCCACCGTGAGACCTTCATTGCCGAACGCTGTGGCAGCAGCAGACTCGAACTCGGCCTGGCTGAGCTTGCCGTGCGCCTTCGCCAACTGGCCGATGATGGTGTCGAAACCGACGAAATGGCCCTTGGCGTCGAACGCCTTGATGCCGAGCGTGTCCAGTGCGGCCGCGGCCTGCTTCGATGGGGCCGCCAGCGAGGCGAGCATCCCGCGCAAGCTGGTACCGGCCTGCTCGCCCTGGATGCCCTTGTTGGCCATGACACCGAGCGCCGCCGCGGTGTCGTCGATGCTGATACCGAACGACTTCGCCACGGGACCGGCGTAGTTGAGGGCGTAGCCGATGTCGGTGATGCTGCCGGCTGCCGCGTTCGCCGTGTTGGCGAGCACGTCCGCAACATGCCCAGCCTGGTCGGCGGAGAGACCGAACTCGTTCAACGCCTTGGACTGCAACTCGGCCGCCGTGCCAGCGTCCACAGAGGCAGCAGCCGCCAACTGGAGTGTGCCCTTCGCGGCGGTCATGGCCTGCGAGACCGACAGGCCACCCTTGGTCAGCTCCAGCATGGCCTGCGCAGCGTCAGCCGCCGACGTGGCCGGCAACGACATGTCGTTGCCCAGCGCCACGGCGGTCTTCGACACCACCGCCATCTGGCCGGCGGTCGCGCCGCTGACGGCCTGGAGCTCGTTGAGGTTGCCCTGGAACTCGACACCGAGTTCAACGACCTTCTTCAAGCCCACCGCGGCGATAGCGGTTCCGGCGGTGATGCCCAAGCCGATGGCGCGCGCCGCGGTGCCGGCGACACCGCCGGCCCTATCCAGGCCCCGCTTCAGGTTTCCCTCGAACCCCGTGAAATCAGGGTTGATCAGGATATCGATCTTGCCGCCAGGGATCGGAATCACCCCCAGCGATCTTCGTTATCCCAGTCCGCGAAGTGTCTGCGCATCCCACTGGGCCAGCAGCGCCCACTGGTCCTGATCGGTCACCGGTTCCACCGCCGGCTGCTCATGCCGATGCATCGCGTCAAGGAACTCCTGGACACGTTCCTCAGCAAGACGCTTCGGTCGGAAAGCCGCCGGCGGAACAATCGGATGCAACGGCGGCTTCCGCTTCCTCGCCTTCGCCCGCTCCGCCTTGGCCTCGGCACTCTCCGGATCGATGGTGCGATCCGCCCAACTCCACTCCAGCGCGTACGACTGCGCCTCCAGCAGCCGCGCCGTGTTCTCCTCGTGCGGCCCCCACTCCCAATGCTCCCCCAGGCTCCTCACCAGCGACACCAAGCGGCAAGCTGGCATCGATTCGTACGCCTCGGCGAGGTCCAGGCCGTAGCGGCTGCGGAACTGTGCGAGGGTGGCGTCCCAACCTGAGGTCAGGACCCAGGTGAGGACGCCGTGGATTCCCCCATCGATTCCTCCGGTTCGTCCATGCGCTTGATACCGGCGATGTCCATCAGCCGGCTCAGCACGTGCAGGAACCGGTTCACCGGGAGAGTCTCGAGCAGCTCCGCCAGTTCCTTTCCCTCCTCGGCGCCGACGAGCAAACCCAGCACCGCGGCCGTGTCGCTAGCAGTGAACAGCCGCCAGAATTCGAAGACCTCAGCGCCGGTCAGGTCGCGGCGCACCGACCATTCGCGGCCGGCCAGCACTACGGTCTGCGGCTTGGCCAGCCGCTGACCGAGCAGGTCCTGATCGAGGTTGATCGGGGTGTTTCGGGTTCGGGAGCCCTGTGACATGGTTCGTCCTTACGCGAGCGGGTTCCAGTTCGTGAACGGCACGACCGCCTGGCCGGAGGTCGGGGCTAGAACCTCGATCTCGATGTCCCAGCCGGCCAGATCCGAGTCATCGAGCACGTCCTCGAGACGCTTCGACAGCTTGCACCGCGGAATCCAACGCGCGGCCTTCTTCACCCCGTCCGAGCCGCGCAACTGCAGTAGCAGGCTGAACTCCTCGCCGGAGCCCACGGTGTGCTTCCAGATGCCGTTGCCGGTCGAGGTCTCGGCCACCGAGCCGCCACGCAGGTAGGTGAGGAACGCGGCCTTGCTCAGCTGGCTGACACGGAAGGTGATGGTCACCTTCGTCTTGCCCTCCACCTGCAGGAACGTTGCCCCCGACTCGTTGTTCCACACGTCGTAGTCGGTGACATCGGTGTCCGGGGTGACCTTGAAGCCCGCCTTGATACCGCCGAAGGCGGCCATCGCCGTGCCACCCGAGGTCGGGGCTGAGGCGAACGGGTCCGGCGGCTCAGCGCCGTTCGCGGCACCGCGGAACGCGTCACCGTCGATCCAGACCGTCGCCGCGCTGGAGTCGGCATAGCTGCTCATGAACGAGCCTCCTGCACTGATGCCCGCGAGGCGGGTCATGGGAAGGGATGGGAGCCCTGCGAGGAGGTGGGAGCTGAACGAGTAGGCCCGCGCGCCGTGCAGGGCTCCCAACCCACGGGCGCGCGGGGGATCAGGTGTCCTGCAACGTCAGCTCGGCGCGCAGCAGGTAGCCCTGTAGCGGTGTGCTGTCGCCACGAGTCGTGTCCTCCGTGGGCAGTGGCCCGTCGGTGATACGCGCCGAGTAGGTCATCGATCCGCGAGTGTCGCTGTAGGTGACGTAGCGGGCAGATTGCAGAACGCGTCGGACGGCGGAGATTCCGTCCCACGCCACCACATCCGGGTCGGCAGCGGCCCAGCTGTCGGGGCACCACACGTTGACCTGGATCAACGGCTGCAACACCCACCCCTGCTCGTCCAGCGGCGCCCCGCCGGGGATCTGCACCACAGCGAACGGGGACGTCACGTCCGGCGGAGACTTCTTCACCGTGCAGCGCCCACCGACCGCTGCGGTGAACGCGCTGTCGGCGAGTAGCAGCTGCCGGATCGCGCCCGGCACGTACGGCAAGCCCATCAGCGACCGCGCTTCCCGCGGTACCCGCGCCGGCCCTTCGGCTGCACACCCGAGTACTTGCCGTGTGCCCGGGCGGCATCCGTCAGGGTGGCGTGCGCTGCGTGCGTGGACGTGCCGTACTCCTTCCAGCCGGCGTCCGGATCGTTGTCCACCACAGTGACGTGGTCGCCGTCGACCTCGAGCGTGATGCCGTCGCGGTAGTCGCCGGTCACGACCGGCGCGTCCGCTCGGGCTTCCTGCACGATGTCGTTGCCGATCCGGATCCGCTCAGCCAGGGTCACGTGTCGCGCCTCGGCAATGGCCTTAGCGCCGTACACCGTCACCCGCACGCCCGCCATGGTCAGACCGTGTACGCCACGTACTTGACCGCGGCGTTGGAAGCCGTGAACGTGAGCGTCCCGCCGTAGATGCTCGGCGGCCAGCCGCCCACCTTCGCGGTCTCGCCCGCCGTCAGCGAGTACGTGATCGGAGTGACGGTGTTCCCGTCCACCGCGTTCGCCGCAACCGTCACCGTGTAGGTGCTCGCACCGGTGTTGGTGAGCTCCAGGATCAGGTTCCCGCCGTTCGGAACCGTGTTGCCGGTGGTGTCGCACGCCACCGGCGTCGGCGCCGTCAGCTTCGCGTGGTGGTCGATGTTGTAGACCGAGGTGACTGCGGTGGGCATGGCGTCTCCTAGCTCTGCATGTCGCTGATCAGCCGCGCCGCCGCGGCACGAAACTGAGGTCGATGGTTCGGCCGGTCAGCCGGCTCACCCGTCACCGCGAACACCCGGCCCGTCGCGTCCTCCACGAACGTGGACGCCGACGTCATCGGCACCGACGCCGGCACCAGAACAGTCCACAGGGTGATCGTCGTGTCCTGGGTGGCCAACAGTTCGATCTGGGAACCGACATCAGCGACCGGCCGCTGACTCAGGTACGCCAGCGTCGCCGTCACCACCGGTGCCCCCGGCCGCGGGTTCCCCGTCGCCGGATCCGTTGTCGCCGGGCCCGGTGTCGACACCGTGATCGCCTGACGCATCCGGGGTCGCGGCATCGTCCACCTCCGTCAGCGAACCATCCGCCAGACCGGACACGACCCAGTCCGACCAGCGCGACGCGTGATGCTCGACGCCGTCCTGGTCCCGGACAACGACGATCTGCGGGTCGTACGACATGACCTCACCCCGGTTGGATCGAGAACGGTCGAGATCGGGATACCTGCGGTGTCAACAGGTCCAGTTCTTCGTCGGTCAACGCCAGGCCGGCTGCAGCCGCGTCCGTCAGCGTGTACGCGTACTCCGGATGCGTCTCGGACTTGACTACAACACCGCCGCTGGTGAGCGGACGACGTGTCCGAATCAGCTCGGACACGTCGTCCAAAAGCGCCTGAACCTGGGCGGCCCCGACCGTGTCGAACTGCTCACCCAGCAGGGTTTGCACGTCCTCGACGGTTGCGAACGCCGCCACGGTCAGCCCCTCTCGGCGTCCACCAGGGCGATCACGTCGTCCCGGCTCGCACCGTTAGGCACCTCGATACCCAGCGACTGGGCGTAGGCCACCCAGGCGTCCATGCCAGAGCCCTTACCGCTGCGCGGCGGCTCCGCCGGGGCGTCTTCCTGCCCGCCGATGGACGACACCTGCCGTGCCGGCTCCTCGGCCGCCAGCGCCGGTTCGCTCCACGCCTTCGGGTTCGTGATCCGACCGGCCACCTCCGCCGGGACACGCTGCCCCGGCCGGTAGGCCACGCCGTCGATGTGCACGTGAGCGATCAGTTCGCGCATCACATCACGTCCGCGACGAGCGTGTCGTCCGGGCTGGCCAGGACCGGCAGGGCGATCGCAGAACCGATCGTCAGCACCCGAACTGGGGTCTCACGCTGGATGAACGCCGCCACCACCAGTCCCGGCAGGTCGCCGGAGCCGATGCCGTACTCCGGCAGCTGAGCCTCCAAGGTGGTGCCGTAGACGGTGGCGCCGAGGGCGTTGCCGGAAGCCGGCAGCATCAGCACCTTGTCCTGCGGGATGATGCGCTGCAGCGTGCCGTTCCGGCGGGCCTGCGCGTCCCACACGGTGATCGTGGGCAGACCGAAGTCCTGCAGGGTCTGGTTGAGCTGCGCCCGGGTCACCTGAGGAGGCGTCGCCGCCAGCGGATACACCAGGCCCTGCACTTCCTTGTTCCGCAGCAGGTGGTTCACCACCGCCGTGGACGTCACGATCGCACCAGCGCCCTGGCCATCGGCGACGAGAACGTCCCGCCACGCCTGCAGGTCGCTCAGCGGCGTGCTGTCCGTGTGATCCGTCCACACTGTCGCCGGAACCACAGAGTGCGACGCGGACCGACCGAAGTCGACCTGCGCCTGCACACCGCGCTCGTTGAGCGTCACCGTCCCGGACAGCAGCGCCTCCGCCCGAGCGAACTCCAGCCGGATATCGATCTCTCGCGCGATCCGGGCACCGTCCCGCTCGAACAGCTGCCGAAAGTCCTCGCTGTTCGCCCGACGCGCCGTCAGGTTCTGGAACTCGTCCAGTTCGTACTGCCGTGCGATCGGCGGCAGCGAGCCCTCCACGCGAGCCAGACCGGCCCGACGGCCGAACGACGGCTCCGCGTCGAAGGCACGGAAGTCCGCCGCCTCCAGCAGCAGGTCACCGCCGCCGCGCGTGAACCGGTACGACAGGTCGTTGACCCCGTTGTAGGGGAACCACCTGTCGAGGATGAACTGGTTCTCCGGCCGATCCTGCAGCGCCGCCCGGGAATACCCGGTCAGCTCGGCGGGAGTGATGTACTCGTCGTAGATCTCCACGTCTCACTCCCGCTCAGTAGAAGATGATCCGGCCGGCGGCGTCGGCCTGGCCGGCAGGGTCGACGGGCACGGGCAGCCGGGAGTTGACGACCTTGCCGTGGTCGAGCATGGCTCCCACGACGTCAACATCACCCGACTTCGGGTACGGCACCGGGGCGTACAGCAGGCCGGCGAACGTCTGCGTGCCGTCGCTGGCGGCCGGGTTCGCGCCGCCTGCCGTGGTGGTGCCGATCGTGACGCCCGGCGAGCTGCCGCCGGTCAGCGACGCGGTCGCGGTCATCGCCGGCACGTCCGTGCCAGCCAGCAGCCCCTTGAACGTGACCGCGAACGGCGTGCCCGGGCCGGGGCCACCGGTCACCGACACGTCGTTGTCGCCGATGTTCGACAGCGCCTGCAGCGCGGCCAGCACCTGCGCCGCGGTCGCGTTGTAGGGGATCGCCGCCGTTGTCTGCCCGGACCAGGTCAGGGTGAACGTGCCGCCCGTCGGCGAGCCGGTGATGGTCACCGACTGCACCTCGTTGGTTTGGGCCGCGTACGGCCCGTACTTGCCGGTGGCCGTGATCTTCCCCAGAGCGATGCCGGACTTGAAGTAGCCGTCCGGGTAGTGGATCGCCTGGGTGAAGGTGGAGATGTCGAGCGTGACGCTCGCGCACTCACCGATGCCGTGACGGGACCCCAGCCAGGACTTGTCGTCCGTGCCCCAGCTCTCGGTCCTCAGCGTGAGGTCCATGAGGGTTCTCCTAGTTCTACGTCTGTCGCTGATGCTTCTGCTGGTAGCGGGCCGCCCCCGCCGCGACCGAAGCCGCCGGCGCGGTGCTCGGTGTCCCCTGCCCGGGAAGCGGCGCCGGCGTTCCGCTGGTGGTGTTCTTCACCAGCGCGGCGAGCTTCTCGGCCTGCGTCTTGAGCGCTGCCTCGTCGGTTCCGGTGAGCAGGTCGAGGTAGTCGGCCGGGATGCCGTGTTCCGACGCAGCCTGCAGCCGCAACCTTCGGGTGCGCTCGTCGGCCAAGTCCTTCTCGAACTGCGCCAGCCGCTGCTGCGCCTTCTCCAGTTCGGACTTGTCCTTGTCCTCGATGGATTGCAGGCGGTCGGACAGCTCCTTGAGCCGCTTCTCGGCGTCCTTCCGGGCCTGCCGCTCCTCGGCCAGCGCCTTCCGCCCGGCCTCACCCAGATCACCTGCCGGCGCAGGAGCTAGCGCAGGGACCGGGACTGCCAGCGGCTGCGCCGGTGCCGGGTCGGTTGTGGGGGCAGGAGCGGGGTCGGACCCGCCGCCGATGAACGGGATCGGGCGCCCGGACTTGGTGTATCCGAGGACCGTTCCCGGCATCGGCCATGGTGCGTTTCGGTTGGGCATCGCGCCGTCTCCGTACATCAGGCCCTGCGCATCGCGCGTCAGAGCACATATCCGAAGCGCCGGAGCTGTCGCAGCGTCTCGGCGCGATCCCAACCCTCCGAGTCGGCGAGTTGGAAGATCTCGTCCGGCATCAGCCGGGGAGCAGTAGCGGCGCGGTAGCGGCCCGACTTCGCCACACCCTCACCAGCGAGACGGGAACCGGCCACGCCACGCACCGTGGTGCCCGTCGTCGTAGCCGACACCGTCCGCCCGTAGGCCGAAACCGTGGTCATGCCCTGCCTGGCGTTCACCACCTGGTCCATGTTCGCGCCGCGGCGGATCGCCTCCGCACCCGCCACGGTGAAGATCCGATCCTGCTCGGCTCGAGGTAGCGAGTCGAAGTAGGAGCCCGGGTCGGTCGACCAGTCGGAGGCGTTCTCCGCGGCCGGAATGTGTACGCAGTCGCAGTGCGGATGCCGCTTGAACGCTGTCCGGGACCGGTAGCGGCGGCCCGCCAGGATCGCGCACCGGGCGCACGACGGTGACCGCAGCATCCGCACGTAGCCCAGCACAGCCGGCCGGGCCTGCATGCCGGTCTGCACCGCCGCACGGCCGATGTCCTGCACCCCGGCCGCCGTCACCGAGTTCGCCACGAACGCGAACTGCGACAGCATCTGCTGCACGCCCAACCCCGACCGGGCCACTGAGTTCGGCGCGTACACCAGGTTCAGCAGCCAGGACCCGCCACCGTCCGTCAGGTCCGCGAACGCCGCCGGCACCACACGGCCATCGCCGGCCGGATCGGCGCCCTGCGCGGCCAGCACATCGTCCAGGTAGCCATCCGCCAGCGCCGCCGCCGCCACCTGAACCGCCAACAACTCGGCGCCGATCCCGGCCACCGCGTCCGTCCACCGATCCGGATCCCCGCGGGCCGCAGACAGGGCCTCAGCCACCAACACCAGCGCCTGCGTCGTGAGCTGCACCTGCGCCGCCTGATGCGAGCGGGCCGCCTCAGCCACCCGCGGCGGGAGCACCCGTCACCACCGGCGTGATACCCGGGCTCGTGCCCGTGGTGGCCGCCGTCTTCACCGCCGCCGCGATCGCCGACGGCGAGAACTGGGCGGCCATCCGCTGCCGCATCCCCTGCTTCTGCTGCTCGGTGTACTGCAGGTCCTCCCACGCCTGCTCCCGGTCGATCGCGCCGACCGCCAGCAGCTTCTGCGTCGCGTCCGCCATCGACGCCCGGGTCGGAGTCGACGCGTCGCGCCACACCGACTCCAAGCCGATTGCATCAGCCGGATCGTGTCCCAGCATGGCCCACACCATGCGCTGCGCCCGCTCCCACGCGCCGCCGAACGTGCGCTGCCGGCGCTCCGCCCGCTTGATCAACCGATCCAGGCTGTACCGGATCGCCTCCGCCGACACCGGATTGCTGCTCGTGTAGCCCATGTAGTCCGGCGGCAACCCGTACACACTGGCCGCGATCGTCGCCATCATCTTGAACGACTCGTGGAAGTTCCGCAGATCCGAGGCGCTGAACTGGCCCAGCTTCACATCCACCGGCTCGCCGTTGTCGCCCTCGATCGGCGGTACCGCCCACACCGCGCCGGTCGCTGCCTTCCACAACGGCACCGGATTGCCGTTCTCATCGACGAAGTCCTTCTCCGACACACCCAACGCCCACTTGCGGCCCAGCGCATGGTGCTCGATGCCGGCCATCAGGTTCGTCGCCGTCTGGTTCGCCGCATCCACCAGCGGCTTCAACGCCACCAGCTCCGACCGGCCCACACCGCGGCGCGGTCGGTTCAGCATCGGCACCACCGGCACCTGCGGCATCAACGGCGACGCTTGCACCGCCTTCATCCAGTCGCCCAGCTCGCCGCTGTCCACCGGCTGGCCGTTCTCGAACTCGACGAACGACCGGTCCCAGCGCAACAGCACCGCGCGCTCGACTGAACTGCCGTCGCCCGTGTCCTCCGAGTACACCTTCAGGCTCGCCACCGGCTGCCGGGTACGTGGATCGATCTCCACCGCGACCTGGTCCGAGTACTCCACCGTCTGCAGCGGGAAATCCCCGTCCCCCGGGCCAACCATGATGAACGCTTCGCTGGCGGCGAGCGCCGCCATGTGCGCCTCGCCCGAGCCCTCATCCAGGTCGTTCGCCTGCCACGCCTTACGCAGCTCGTCGTTCGCCGAGTCCTGGCCAGCCAGACGGAACCCCTCGATGTCCAGGCGCTCCTCGATCGAGTCCAGCACCAGCTCCGGCCATGCGATCAGCAGCGGCGGGAACCGGTCGTCCTGCTCAGCAAGCACCCGGGCCACGTAGTACAGCGGCTGCTCCAGGTCGACGTACTGCCACCACTTCTTCGCCTCCTCGGCCTGGCGAAGGCGCTTGGTGTTCAACCTCGCGTACCACTGCTCAGGGGTGAGGTCCGACAGCTTCACGCGGCCCCCTACCTCGACGAGATGATGACGCGACGACGTGGAACGGACGACGTGGCGCCGCCGGCGACCGCGTCGCAGCGGGCCTCGTGCGCTAGGACGGAGCACATGGCCATGTCGATGTGCTGGTGCATGGTCGGCTTGCCCAGCACGTACCGATCAGCCGGCTTGGCGACCCGGCGCGCGTTCCCGATGTGCAGCCGGGTGTGCGGGCAGTCATCGTGCGTGATGATCAGCGGCAGGTCGGCGACGAACCGCTTCAACGAAGCGTGCATCTGCACGATGCGGTTCGTCTCCCACTTCACCACCCTGCGGTCCCCGTACTGCAGCTGCCACGCCTCGATGTCCGTCTTCCACTCCCTGACGTCGCAGTAGGCGCGAACCACCCGGTACGTGGACATGATCTCGTCCAGCGCCGCGTACACCTCGCCGCGCGGGATCTCGTCCCCGAACAACGCCGGGTTCCACACCGCCGGCAACCTGTCCGGCCCATAGGTCGGGGTGAACTGGTAGCCGTCCAGCGTCTCCGCCCGGAACCCCGTCCAGTCACCAGTGTCCGAGCCGTCAAACCCCAGACAGACCTTCGTCCCGGCCGGGACGGTGCGCGGCGCCGTGCGGGTGCCCCACACGCCATCCCGCAACCACGACCCAGTACCGCTCTTACAGCGGTTCCCGAAGAACCGCTCCGCCTGCCCAGGGTCGGTCGCCAGCAGCTCCAGCGCCTCGGCCTCGATAGAATCCAGGTCGATGTGGCCGCCGTACTCCCGCAGCGAGTCCGCGTAGACGTGCCGGTGGATCTGGCGCCGCTCCCGCGCGTTCCGGTACGACAAGTGCGCCGGCGCCTGCGGGTGATACCGGAACAAGTCCTTCGATGTCGACTCGGCCGTGCGCTGCGCCACCGAGTTCTCGCCCGGGTCGTAGGCGTTGGTCGTCTCCTCCGCCCTACCACCCATGCCGGCCAAGCCGCGGCGCTGCGTCTCCGCGACCTTGAGCATCTTGTTGCCCTCAGTCCAGATCCCGGTCTCGTCCTGCGGCACGAACGTCACCCGCTGCCCCAGCCGGGACTGCGCCGAAGACGTCACCGTGTCGATCCGGCCGCCGCCCGGCAGCCTGATAAACTCCTCACCCGTCTTCGGGATCAGCTCCGACAACGGGCCAGCATCGATCATCGGCTTCAGCGCGCCGTAGACGTTGTCCGTCTGCTCCTCGGAGAACGCCGTGATCTGGATCAAAGGCGTCGGCCATGGCATGCCCATCGGCTCGCCCGGCTCGTACTCGTACACCCAGCCGCAGCCACACCCGTGATCCCGACAGTCGTAGACCTCGCCGCCCTCGGCCCAGCCAGCGAACAGCGCCGGCCCGACCGCCTCCACACACACATGCGACGCCGTGTACGGACCCTTGCCCGCCTTCTGCGGCAGGATCACCTGGCTGCGCCGATAGTGGAACGCCGGCGCCAGGATCGGGTTGCTCGGCACCCACCTCGCAGTCGGCTTCACCCGGTAGAAGTTGGCCAGGCACCACTCCTGCCAGCCCAGCGGCACGAACGGCTCGCCCTTGCGGAAACCGTCCGGGATCACGCAGTGCCGAGGAATCCAGTCCAGAGCGACGAACAGTGTGGGGAAGTCGACGACGTGGTCAGGCGTCGTCGTCTGCACCGACCACCCGCAAGCGGTCGCGCGCCGACTCGCGGGTCGGCCGGTCGGTGGCAGGAGCCACGTCTGCCACCTGCTCGATCTTCCATCGGTTCGCCCGCATCCCCGGTGTCGTCAACCCCAGCGAGTCCGACATCTGCCGGACCAGCGTCGACAACGACACCGACGACTCGGCCGCTTCCGCCTCGGCCAGCCGGCGCACGTACATCGCCACCTCGAACTCCAGGCCGAGCCGCTCCCACATCAACGCCTGCGGCTTGCCCCACAGCCTCGCCCACAACTCCAGCTCCCGATCCACGGGCAGCATCAGCGGCCACTCAGGCGGATCACCCGCGCGGCCAGATGCCGGCAGGATCGTCCACTCGCCGGCATCCCGCTCACGGGCCAGTGCGTTCGGGTCCGGAGGTGGCCCTGATCGTGTGCGTGCACCACCCTTGGGCATGTCGATCTCCATCCGTCAACCGCATCGCGCGGCATCTGGTCGGCCGGGGCATCGCGCCGCCGGCCAGCGACTTCTGAACCCTCCGCACCCCGGGCGCACCTTGCTCAGGGCGTCGGGGCGTTGTGGGGTGGAGGGGAGTCCCCCCTGGGGGCATAACCACAGGTCAGAGCACTGCACCATTCGGGTGAATGGATCTTCACCCGTTGCATAACACCAGGTCAGCTGCCTGCCCTGTCCGTCCTGTTGATCACCTGAAGGTCGTCGCCGGGCCCCAGGCGGGCCCCCTTCCGGCCGTTGCAGGCCCGGCACAGCACGGCCAGCTCCTGCCACGGGTCGCCACCCTCGGCGATGGGCATCGGGTCGTCCGCGGTCAGGTCGCTCGAGGCGTGCGGCGGACGACCGTAGCCGGGGCAGTGGTCGCCGTGTTCGGCCCGCCACGCGGCCACGACCCGTGCCCTGCGTCGCCGTATGGCCGCGGTGCGAGCTGCCTTGGTGGGGACGGTGTGGCGCCGGTGCTGCTCGGTCTGGCGCCGGTGGCTGTCGCATCGGCCGTCGCGGGTGGCGTAGTCAGGGCAGCCGGGTGTGGAGCAGACGCCGGCCATGGTCAGGTGCGGGCGATGCTGATGGTCGGTGTGCCGCTGCTGATGAGCTTGACGGTGGTGCCGCCGGCTGTGGGCGGGTGGACTTCTTTGCTGCCTGCGGCGGCGGGCAGGTAGTAGCAGCTGGATCCGACGGCGCCGCTGGGGATGGTTGGGGTGCTGCCGTCGACGGTGAAGTAGACCGCTGCTGCGCCGTTGGTGATGACTTCCACGTTGTCGAGGTCGTCGGTGAAGTTGACGGTGAGCACGGTGTTGGCGATGAGCTGTTGTTCGTAGGTGCCGATCTGTCCGGCTGCGACGGTGATGGCCACGGAGCCCTCCTTTGTCAGCCGAGGTAGAGGGGCACCATGTAGCCCGAGGTGGTAGCGAGGTCGGTGGCCGGGTTGATGCTGGCTGGCCAGGTTGTTGCCGAGGTGCCTCGGTAGCGGGCTCGGTAGGAGCAGAGGTCGGAGAGGACGGCGGCGTCGCCGAGGTTGGCGTAGATGGTGCCGGGCGGTGTGCTATAGCCCTGTACGGACATGGCGACCCGGTACCAGGTGCCGGTCGGCTGGGCGGCGATGCTGGGGGTTACGGGTTTGGTGCGTTCGCCGGCGACTGTCCACAGAGCGTTGTCGGTGGCGGAGGACCAGAGCAGGGTGCCGTCGTCACTGTAGATGGCGAAGCCGTTGAGCCCGCCGGCGCCGACGACTCCGGCGGTGCGGATGGCGAAGGAGCCGACTTTGGTGATGGGGTTGCCGGGCGGGACCCAGATGCGGCTGAACCATTGCTCGTTGTTCATGGTGCTGACGGAGCGGATGGTTTCAGGGAGGCAGGTGCCGCTGTGGTAGCCGTAGCCGCCGAGGATGGCGTTGAGGATGGGCGCGGGTCCGCTGCTGCCGCTGGTGTAGAAGGTGCGCGTGGCCACGGCAGCCTCCTCGGTTGGCTCCGGTCAGTCCTGCTGCTTCTCGATCTGTTCGGCGGCGGCGCGAAGCAGCGCGGCGAGGTTGAGGCGGGGTGTGACCTGGCCGTCGATGAGGTCGAGTTCGACGGTGCCGACTTCGAGTTCGGGTGTGTCGCCGATCCGCATGTAGACCGGGAGCTTGCCGGCACTGGCCATCAGCCCGACACCTCCTCGTAGGTGGCCTCGAAGATGTCCGGCTTGCACGGGTAGAACTCGCCCTTGACGCCGCGGATCACGTAGTCGCCGGGGCTGGCGAGCATGTCGCCTTCCAGGGTCCGGATGATCACGAAGTGCATGGCCTCGGAGCCGTCCGGGTTGGAGTCGGGCGAGTAGTGGCCGCCCGACCACTCGGCGACAGCAAGCGCGCTGGTTTGGGTGTCTTCGAGCTGCATGGCCTCGATCTCGACGGGCTTCTTGCGGTAGCGCTGCGCCATGCCGCTCTCCTGGGGTTTGTGTGGCCCGGGCCTTCCCGCCGCGTCAGGCCCGGGCCGTTTCCCCTGCTGCTCGCGAGCTGTGGGGTGCTCGGGCGCTGGGGGTCTTGGGTGTGCGAAAGCCCCGGTCAGCGGGGGCTGGACCGGGGCTTCACACACGACAACCAGATTGATCAGAAGCGTTGCACCCGAGTTCGACGCTGTCAAGTTGGACGCCTAGTCGATGCCCTTGAGGCGCATTCGCAGCCGTACCCACCAGGGGATGCAGGTCAGGCAGTAGTGCTTGATATGGCGCGGCCAACCCGTCTCGAAGACTTCCCAGCTGGCGCGTGGCGTGCCACATCGTCGACAGGTGTATGGCTTCAGGGTCACCACGGCGACACCGCCGACTTCGGATCGATCCCCTCGGCCCGCAATCGCGCGTCCCAGATCGCTGTCAGCTTCGGCCGCAGTTCGACCGGGATGCGCGACCCCTGCGGGAGCGCGGCCAGCAGACGATCCGCCTCGTCCACAGTTGCGCTGTATCCGCGGTACTTCCCGCACAGCGAACACACCCCGCACCCGCCGGACAAGCCCTCCGGCCGGTCGCACAGGCATCTACGGTGTGTGTGCTGCACGATGTCGCAGTCGCGGTGCCGCATCCCCTTCTCGCCGCGCCACCATGGGCCGCGCGAGTTGCCCCAGTTGCCGATATTGATCGGGTCGTGCTTGGTGTGCCGGCCACCGCACCACTCGCATCGCGTCAGCACCTTGCGGCGTAGCGCCTGCAGCGCTGGAACTTGGATGCGCCAGTGGTGCACATGGAGTCGCCACCAGATCGGGTACCAGTGCTTCCAGGTGCCGTCTGGCAACTGCCGGCTCCGGTGGATCTTGCACACTGTGCCGGAGTCTCGGCCGCCCGGTTCCCGATGCCACACGGTCACGATCGACGGCCAACGCCAGCGCGACCCGAACTTGCTGGTGTTGCGCCGAGGCCATGGCCGGGGGATTTCGAATGCCACGATGAGCGGGTCATGCATCAGCAGGCACCTTCCTTGGGCGATTGGTTCGTGCTCGCCAGCCTCGGTCGCGGAGTTTGACGAGGTCGTCTCGGTCGTACATGGGTTTGCCGGTGTTGCTGATGCCGTAGTGCCAGAGGACTCGGCGGCGGGCCCAGGAGCGGATGGTGGCGGCGGGGATGCGTAGGGCGCGTTCGGCTTCGGCCGCCGTGAA